AGAAAAATATCGCAATTGGGTATTAGAACAAAATATGGAAGAGAACGATCGCAAGCAGCATGAGTGGCACAAGAAGATATATGAGTTACACACAACGCTAGAAGATGCAGGAATAAATCACTTATTCTTCAATACATTCCATAATTTTAGAGTACAACGACAACGAAAGTACGATTGGAACGACTGTTTTATTGATCCATATGATGTTGATGCTACCTACTACAGTTGGTGCAAAAGCCAAGGATACAACACAGTTAACAGCAAAAGCTATCATTATGGCAGAGATGCACACATAGGTTGGAGTTCGTATCTAGCATCTAGGTTGACAAAGACTATCGAACATGCTAATATAGATAATACAAAGATCGTAAAACCTATGTTGAAAGTTACAAAATGACAAGTTATCTATTGGTAGACACTGCAAACACATTTTTTAGAGCAAGGCATGTAGCATCACGTGGCATGGACATGTGGACTAAATTAGGCTTTGCTATTCATGTAACAATGAGTGCAGTGAACAGTGCATATCGCAAAGCAAATGCTGATCATGTGGTGTTTTGCTTAGAAGGACGTTCATGGCGCAAAGATTACTACGAGCCCTACAAGAAGAATAGAGCAGTAGCAAGAGCAGCACTAACAGACCGTGAAGCAGAAGAAGACAAACTGTTTTGGGAAGCATTTGATGAACTTAAAGTATTTCTTGCAGAGCAAAGCAATTGTACAGTACTGCAGTGTGAAATTGCAGAAGCAGATGACTTGATTGCACGTTGGGTTGACAAACATCCTAATGATAAACATACAATTGTGAGCAGTGACACAGACTTTGTACAACTGTTGAGCGAAAATGTGCAACAGTATAATGGTGTTGCTAATCATATGATTACTATCAACGGCATCTTTGATGATAATGGTAAACGTGTGATTGATAAGAAAACAAAAGAGCCTAAAGAGATTCCTAATCCTGAATGGTTACTGTTTGAAAAGTGTATGCGTGGTGATAGCAGTGACAATGTGTTTAGTGCTTTTCCGGGTGTGCGCAAGAAGGGTACTAAAAACAAGGTTGGACTGTTAGAAGCATACGATGACAGAGAAACAAAAGGTTATAACTGGAATAACATGATGTTACAGCGTTGGGTAGATCACAACGGAGAAGAACATCGTGTGTTAGATGATTACAATCGTAATGTGGTGCTTGTTGATCTTACTGCACAGCCTGCAGAGATTAAACAGTACATTGACGAACGTATTGACGAACAAGCAGTACGCAAACAGCATCCTATGGTGGGTGCAAAGTTTTTAAAGTACTGTGGCAAATATGAACTTAAACGCATTGCAGATGATGCAACAAAATATGCAGAATGGTTGGGTAAAGGATATGATGCAGTATCAGGCTAAGCCAATTGTACAAGACAAGTTTTGGATTGTAGAGAAGAATGGCGAAAAAGTTGGAACACTTCGTTTTGATGATGAATTTGTTCTCACAGTTAACAAAAAAGATTATCGTTTTAAAAGTCGAAATGAACTAGGTAACATTGTGTTTAGTGATCAACAGATTATACCTACATCATCAACAAAAGACTTTGAAGTACATGGATATCCAGCAAAAACTGAACCATTTAATGGTATCTATGATCTAAAACGCAAACTACCAATATATACCAAACAAGAAAAAAGTACCTGTTTTTTCTGTGCTGGTTACTATATTGTTAATCTTGATAATGGTGGATGGCGTCCCAGCTATTGTCCTAAGCTGATATCATTGGCACGAAACGAATATAAAGGTCCATTTAAGACACGACTTGAAATGCAAGAAGCATTGAGGTTGGCTCGATGAAATTTAAAACCAATAGCATAGAAGGTGATGTTGTCAAACATGATGAGCGGTATATTGTCAAAGACAACACCATGCTTAAAAATCTTGTTGTTAGCAGCACAAGACTGAATCCAAAGCACAGCACCAGTGGACATTCACATGCTGGGCAAGAAGAAGTCTATATGTTTATTGAAGGCAGTGGAACTATTGATCTTGATGATGTGACACACAATGTAACAGCAGGTGACACAGTGTTGATCAAGGATGGTGTATTTCATCGTGTACACGCAGGTAATGAAGAGCTTTATTTTGTTTGTGTGTTTGATGGAAGTAGAACCAAATGAGGTTACCACAAACACCAGGGCTCAATAGATTTGCACAGCGTTGTATTACTGCAAAAACTGATGTGCTCACAGTTGACAGAAATGAAGCACAACAGTTGGCAAAAGAACTTACACAGTTGTTACAGTACTGTACAAGTCTGCAAGATCAAGTCATAGAGGCTCAGCAAGCTAACATTGGCACTATTGAAATAGTAGCACCAGGGTTCGATAAAGAATAATATACTCATATATCTATGCTAAATAATAATAGCAGATAACAGTATGAGTAACAATGAGTAGACCTAAACCAAAAGTTTTATTAGAAAAAGTAGAGAGAGAAACCTACAAAGCTGATCAAATTTTAGCCAGTGATGGCATCTGGGCAGTCTACTATAACAATTCTCCTATTAATCTTAAAAGCAGCAACATGCTGATCAGCTATCCTGGACCTAAGTATAAGAAGGTCAGCTTTAGTAATCCAGGTCATGCAATCAACCTTGCTAAGAAACTCAATGCCAAGTTCAATTGCACAGACTTCACTGTTGTCTTATTGAACAAAGGCCAAACAATATTTCCGTAAAAACTAAAAAAGAATACACTAATGCATTTATACGAGCAGGCCGCATGCAAGGTCCTGAGCGAGAACTGTATGTATTCTTTTGGCACAACATCCGAGAAAGTGGCGGATTGCGGCTGACCGAAGGCGGACACAACTATCTGTGTAAAAATCTTGAAATAGAAACACACTGTGTTGATGTGCGTGATCAAAAAATAAACCATAAATTTTTACTAGAACTTGATAAATTCTTGGATTGCCCTTACTACATTGAAACTGGAAGATGGCCTAAGATTTATCTCTACAGCGAAAAAACATACATGTGGTTAGCAATCAACAACACCGAATGGGATAGATTCCTAAATGCTTACAAAACATAGATTCTGGTTTGCTAAGAGTGTAGAAGGACAATGGAAACGTGTCATCACTGTGGACTTTGTTTGCAACAACACACGGGAGTTAAAAACAGAACGTAGAAACTTCTTTGGTGAAATGCAACAACAGTATGGTCCAGAAGGTTCTAGATGGAGTGTGCGCTGGACTGATTATGGTGCAGATGTTCGCTTTAGAACAGATGCAGATGCGGCAAGTTTTCACATGTTTTTTACCAGATAACGGTTGACAACTGGTGTATATGTGCTATTGTATAAGAGTAAGTTAAGCAAGAGAGAGAAAAACACATGCCAGTTTCAGTTAAAGAAGTACTTTTTAAAGACGTTGATGCATTTACACTTGAGTGTGAGCACTGGACAGATTTGCAAGACTCACTTGGATACGAAACAGTATGGAGTTTAGATTCAGGTATTATGGATTTAGATCAAAATATTTTCACTGATAAACCTCGGGTAGTAAACTACAAATGCATTAAAGAAATTAAAAGCATGGATGATGTTACTTATATAACATTTACTGCCGTTGCTGAAAATGGTACAGTTGGTGCTTTTTGGAAAGCGGCTGAGAGTTGTTTTCAACAGGCTAAACTTGCTATTAATGATTGGCATTATTTTGTTGAAGATTTTGATATGCAAGATGATGGTTCATTGTCACTGGTAACAGGATCTTAAACATGCATGATGCTGATCCTAAAATTACTATCCAAGAAATTGTATGTAGCCTTGTAGCAGCAACAATCATTGGTGTAATTTTAATTTGGTTGGGATGGGCATAATACGCATTTTGTGGTTGACACGTTATACATTCCAGTGTATAACAGTAGTATAGTTTGAAATGGAGAGCAAGAAATGTCTAATATTACCGAAAGTCGCACTGTAACACTAAGCGAAGCACAAACTCGTATCACTCGTTTGATGAAACTCAAGCGTCCTGTATTTGTTTGGGGTCAACCTGGTGTTGGTAAGAGTGAAATGATGCAGGGCATTGCAGACAGTGGCGCACTTGGCAAGACACTGTTGAAAGATGTGCGTATTGCACTCAATGAACCCACAGACATCAAAGGTATGCCTTACTTCAACAGCAACAGTGGACTAATGGAATGGGCACCGCCTATTGAAATGCCCACTGCAGAAGAGTGCGCACAGTACGACACTGTGATCCTGTTCTTAGATGAACTTAACAGTGCAGCTCAAGCAACACAGGCTGCAACCTACCAGCTGACACTTAATGGTCGCATTGGCGAATATGTGTTGCCTGATAATGTTGTGATTGTTGCGGCTGGTAATCGTGATAGTGACAAAGGTGTTACATATCGTATGCCTACTCCGCTTGCTAACCGCTTTGTACACTTGGAGATTCGTACAGATTTTGACAGTTGGCTGAATTGGGCAGTTATGAATAATATCCATCCTGATGTTATTGGCTACCTCAGTTTTGCCAAGCAAGATTTGAGCGACTTTGATCCTCGTTCAAGCGGACGTAGTTTTGCTACTCCTCGGACTTGGACTTTTGTAAGTGATGTAATCCATACCAGTGTAGGTGACGAAGCAGAAGATACTGATATCGTTTCTGGTGCAATTGGTGAAGGTATTGCACTCAAGTTTATGGCACATCGCAAGATTGCAAAAGATATGCCTATTCCAGGTGATGTGTTGGACGGCAAGGTCAAAGAGCTCAAGCTCAAAGAGATCAGTGCTCAGTATGCACTAGCAGTTGGCATGTGCTACGAACTGAAAAATCGTTTTACTGAGTATGGCAAAAAAGACGATGGTAAATGGCACAAAGAAGCAGACAACTTCTTCCGTTTTATGATGGATCAGTTTCCCACAGAAATGACCATTATGGCTGCACGGATGGCATGTGTGAATTATGATCTTCCGTTTAATCCACAGAAGCTCAAGCACTTCAAAGAGTTCTTTGATCGGTTTGGTAAGTATATTGTTAAGGCTATGGAGAACTAGAATGTATAACATACTACACAAGAACATGACATTGGGCGAAGATTTTGGGGCATGGTGGGACATGCCCAAGTATCGTGGCTTGGATATTGAAGCAAAAAAGTTCTCAGATGTACGCATCAAAAATCGTCATGCCAGTTATAGAGGTTGGCCTGGTGGTGATCGTGATGTGCAATATTGGGTAGAATTAGAAAATGGTCTTGCAGTAGGGTTTACACATCGCAAGGGAGACTCAGGAACACGACGCAAAAAGTACGCAGAATTTCCGGTGGTAGAGATGAATAATGCTTCCTAAATGTGTTGTACCATGGGCATATAAACATAAATCAAGTACAATAAAAAACTATCCTAAGGATAAAACAACTGATGTTGACTACACATTCAACAGTTTAGGCTATCGTAGTAGTGTAGAATTTGATGCACCCAATCCAATTGTTGTGCTTGGTAACACAATGAGTTTTGGATTGGGGTTGCCATACGAACAAACATATGCTAGTATTGTTGAACAACAAACAAAAACACCTGTGTATAATCTAAGTTGGGGGTGTTATGCACACACCATAAATGACCAATTAGAATTTTTACAAGATATTTACAACTGTATTGAACCCAAGCTGGTTATATTTCAAATAAACAATCTCAACAGATACAGATTGAACAAGACTGAGGTATCTTTTGATAACAGCAAAGATATTATTGAAAGTGAATATAATCGTTTTCATTGCAACTTACATAAAACAATTGCAAACAAAAATATTATTTTAATGCATTGGGACGGCGAACAGCATGATGTTGAACTTCCTCCGTTGTTAATATACAACAAATATATTATTGACCAGGTACCAGGTGTGAGAGGCAATCCGCCAGGTATGAAATCACATAAGTTAATTGCCTTTAAAATATTACAAGAGATAGGTTGACACATACCTTAAATGTGTTAGTATATAAATGTAAGCAAAGACATTGTGTCGGAGCAAACCTAGTATGATGTAAAAAGAGGTATTGTACCACTAACACATCAGAACCATTTAAGGAGAAATATAATGGAACGCTTAGTAAAAAAATTCACCGAAGTTGTAGAAGAAGTTCGCTTGCAATTGGAAGCAGAGTTTGGTGTAACACAAGAACAGTTGGAATCATTTCGTAAAAGAGTTGATGCCAACGGACACAATTTTCCTACTGGCAGTAACATGGTAGACATTGACACACTGTACTTAGACTATGAAGTACAACGTGCCGCTATTGCCAAGCACATCTTAAACATCATGAAAAACTATGATCCTCGGCTTTGCACACCTGCTAGTGCTTGTAAAGTTGATGGACAGGATTATACCACACTGTACGATGGACAGCAACGTAGTATTGCAACAGCCTTGCTAGGCTTTACAGAAGTTCCTGCTACAGTTGTAGAAACAGATGATGTTGCATTTCCAAGTTATGCATTTGAGATGCTAAACGAAACAGGTATTGCACGCCTTACCCCAGGTGACATGCATCGCAATGCACTGACACGTTATCGTTTGGGATCACGTGAAATTAAAAACGTAAAAGCCCGT